ATTTAATTTCTGGAATGTCTGGGATTTCTTCCCTGACATCATTAATAATTTTTAAAAGTTCTGGCCATGGAGGAATGACATCCTCAACCTCTGCAAAGGTATTTCCCTCAACATCCTCTATGGTTACAGTTTCTTCTTTGATATAATCTTCTACAGAGGGAAGATCACTATCCTCTTTTATTTCCTCTACAAGTGGTAAGTTATTATTCTCTACAACATTTTCAACAGAAGGAAGATTATCATCACCCTCTATAAAGTCCTCAATAGAGGGTAGATTTTCATCATGCAGATCTTCAATAGAAGGCAATTCTTCCTTGGACATTTTATTAGTAACCTTAATACTTTGGGATTTCTCTCCCTTCCAAACTATTTAGGTTCTTCCTTAAGTCCGTCTTTTAACATCTTTGCGAGTTCCGCAGTTGATCCAACAAACAAAGCATTATTTACAGTAGATGGACCACGTTCTTTTTTATCTTCCCCGACATCTTTTAGTTTCTTCTGAAGATCCATTAGTTTGTCTGTGGCATCAGACACACTCTTGATAAGTTGCCCTGCAACTTCATATGCTCTGGGTTGATCAGACTCTTGTGCCAGTTCAAGAATACCGTTGATTGCCTCTTGACCCTTTTCAATTATGGAATATAGATTACCCCTAGTGTACTCATAGTCCTTTTTAATATCATCAACTTGAGCAGTAATTTTTTTAGGTTTGACAGGAGAGACCTCGGGAAGAACTACTTCACTATCAACGTTAAAAGTTTCGTTTAAATCGTTAAAACTCATAATCCGTCAAATCCTCCAGTCAGAGTGCCACTAAATCCAAAGTCATCACCTTCTTCGATCAGAGCATTATCTGAGGAGTCAATTACAAATACACCATCACCTTTGAGGTGAGTAACTGCAGCAGTATTATATTGACCTCTAAGAACAGAAAGTTTGGTGCCATCAATTGATTTAATGTAGATAGTTTCGCCATTCAGATCAACATAAGTTTTCTCACTCAAACCACTTGCACTATCAACGCTGATTGTCTTAGCAGTCTTAGTGACATCATTTGACAGATTAGTAACAGCATCACCAGTGTAATTTTTGATCGCTCTTGGTTCGACAGAATAAGTAAGTACTCTTGTAGTATTTGAAGTATCTGTACCTGTAAGATAATTGACAGTTGCCTTCTTGATAATATCCTTCGTTGCAGAAGAAACAGGACCAAACAAGTATGTTTTTGCTGTAAATCTCAGAGTATAAAGTAAGACTCTTCTTTTTGTAAAATCT